ATCAACATAAATTGCTCCGAGTCAGCAGGTAGTGATCCCATTTCTCCACGAGGCCACTTAATTCTAAATTCTGTATTTTTTTCTAAATCAGCAGATATTGTTTCAACTGCCTGCATTAAATCTTTTTCTGCAAGTGTACTTTTAGTTTCAAGCATTGTGATACGCTCTAACACACCGAAGTATGCCCACACACCAACAGCGACTGCTGAAATAATGGCAATCAAATTTTTCATTGGCATGGACACAGCCGTTTGATCTGATATATCAAGTCTATTTTTCATTTTTGTCCTCTAAATCACTTTCGTAATACTCTTTATATTTATCTAGTAAATCATTTGTAATCTTCAATTGATTCCTAATTTGTGCAAAATTCTTTGCCAGAAGTTCAAAATCTTTGTCTGTAAGACCCCATAGTACAGGATCAATGCCTTGTTCTTCTAGTTTTTTAAACACTTCCTCAGCGTTATTACTAGTAATAATAATCCATCTTAAATTCTCTAATTCAAGTGGTGTGGGCTTGTTCAGATTGAGTTTTTCTCTAGGAACTTCTTTCTTAAATATCTCTAATTGTTTTACACCCGAACAACTAGTAAGGGATGTAAGAAGGATTAGCGATACTAGGACACTCACTATTAATTTCAGACTTCTTTGTAGCATTCTTTTCTTTTTCTGTTAGAGGTGATCCACTTGCGATCTCAATACATCTTGTAGCAAGTGCTGACGCACCGTTAGTTATTCTTTCAATAGACTCTGTTTTCTGTATGGCTAACTTACCAACATCTCTATTCTTCTTGTTAAATCTTTTATCTAAATCTTCTAGGTCTTTTTTTAGTAGACCAACTAACTCGTTCATCTTATTGTTAGCGTCTAGTATCTCCTGAAAATCTTTCTTTTGATTTTCAATTAAACTCTTTTGATCAGCAATTGCTGATTCCATTTTGATAGCATTTGCTTTAAGTATAGTGTTATCTTTCTGTAACTTAAAGATGTATCCACCAGCGCCTAGTAGGGCGCTGATGAATATGCCAATAAAAAATAATCTAAATCCCATAGTTAAATTAGTCTTTCTTCCAAATTGCCCATAGTCCCCATGCGATTGAAGCCCATGCAGCCATTTTAGCAAAAGGTCCTGCGAATAATATAATGCAGCCTATTGCGATTAAAGCACCACCATGCCATGATGATACTTCTTTTACTCTATGTTTTAACCATTCCATATTAGTTTACTCCTTATATGTTATTTGATCTTAACGTTTCTTTTTCTATGACCATTCCATGCAACCCAGCCACCTAATCTTAATGACCAGTATGCTAGATAGTTCATTGAATAGAAACCATTTACTTCAATATTAATATCTCTAAAAATTCTATCTGAATCTTTTTGATTTACTAACATTAAAGGTGCGCCTTCCGTGCTTGGCTTACAAGCAGCGTACTTGTACATATAATCATGTACAAGACCACCAATCAGTAATACACCAACTGGTGAGAAAAAGGTTCTTAAAAATTTAGGTATACTTGCACCATCAAATGTAAAACCTGCTGGTATTACATACTCAACACCATTGATGTTATAGTGCCAGTCTTTTGTTATCTCCCAATTTCTAGTTGAAAGTAACCACATTACTATACCTTTCCAAAACCCTTTACCTTTTGTTTTGATTGCAATAGGTTTTAGTTCTGGCATTTCTGTATAACTAAATTTTAAATTACTTGATTTTTTCTTATCTAATAAATTAATTAAAAATGATATAATTACTACAGCAATTAAGATTGACCATTGCCAAAATTTCATTGCTAATCCGATTAATAGTTCCATATTAGTCCTTGCTCTTTTTATTTTTGTTTATATACTTTTGATAGACGTTATGTGCCTGTCCCAAGTCTTTTTTCTTTTCAGGATCTTTTGCTCTTTGACTTGCAACTTTAGCTCTTTGTGACATTGCGATTGCAGCCTGCATTTTATGAGCATGAGTTCTACTTGATCCTCTTATCTTACTTACTGATTGTTTCGCTTTCTTCTTATCTGTAAAACCTAGACCATGTATTGTACCTTTAGGGTCTTCATCTGTATATAAGTCACTATGTTTATCTGACTTTGCTTTCTGACCTGGTTTTCTAGGTATTCTTTTAGTGTCAGCAGTAACCATAGGTTTAATTGTACCATGACCTGCACCTTTATAAGCAGCTGACATTGCAGGCATTGTTGTTGCATATCTTCTATTAGGAAAAAACTGAGCACCACCTAGTGACGCCATAGGTTTCATTGTATCGCCAGGATACGTACCAAACCCTCTTACATATTCTCTTAATTCTTTAAAAGATTTACTCATATTTTGCCAATAAAGATGAGGCAATTTTATTTCTGTATTCTTCCGATACTGTTTCTGTAATTTCAGTATCTACAACATATCTAAATGCTCTCATGCCAAATTCTTCAGTATAAGTGCCTTTATCTTTTTTCATTTTGATATTGTTTACGATAGGTTTAATTTGCTTTTCTTCTATGTCTTGGTTTGAAGAAATCTTGTTTATAACGTTTTCTAATTCTACTCTATCGTAATCTTCTCTTTTTAATAAACCTAAAACATTTTTTTTCTTTTTCTTTACATGTACTCCTGGTTCATGTGCAGGTGGCATTGCCACTGCTGAACCATCACCTACTGCATTTGCAGGTGCGTCTTCTTTTACAGAAGCTGCTAGTTTATCTTTGTTTTTAAAATCTTGGTATTCTTTATCTAACTTATCTTTTCTTTGTAGAAGTTTATCTCTACCTACTACAGCCATCTGTTTAGGATCATTTTGAATATCTTGTAGTGCTTTCTTCTTTGCTCTGTAATCGTCATCTGAAGATACACTTTCTGATTTAGGCACACAATTAGGAACCATCTTGCCGTTTTTCTTTTTCATACCAACAGCATGGTATCCTGCCCAGCATTTTTCTCTTAATTGTTTAAAACTTATCATAGTCTTATCCTCTCTATATTATCCTCTGATACCATAACTTGTTTTTTTGTATCTTCGTTGATAACATGATATAAATTTACACCAAAATAATTATCAAAAGGTTTTTGATTTTCAGTTGTATATACAACATCACCTACTTCAGCAGTAACATTACCATTTAAATCTTCTAACTGATCTGTTACAATATACTTACCTTCTTGTAAGAAATCAAACCCAATAGTTTCATTTATATCGTCTAATTTGATTAAGTCATTTTCTGAAAGATGTTTATATAAATCTTTTTCTAACTCAACCATGTTTAAATCTTTTCCCTCTTTCAATAACAAACCTAAAGCAGCAGCATATGTTCCTAGTTTAGTTTTACCACCTGGTACAACATTAATAAGTCTTTTTAAATTAAAAACAAATCTATGTAACAAAGTGTATGCTTCTTTTTCTTTAGCAGTCTTTAACGTCTTTGCTTTTCTCAATACTTTACCATTCTTATCAATAATACCTAACGCATAAGCAGGTTGCTTTTCAAAAGGTGTAACTAACATCTTAATTACCCTATACGTTATTAATAAATCTATTGCTCTTCCCATTATAATTTCTCCAAACTTGATAACAAAGTTTTGTTAATCTTCACGTTTGGCAATTCTTCTTCTTTTATTATGTTTAAGTATTGTAAGAAAGTCTTTAATACAGACCAGTATTCTCTTTCAATCTTAAACAATAACAAAGTCGCAGCTGCCTCATTACCAAATACATTTGTTAAAACAATTATATGATTTAAAACTAATCTAGTTTTTAATTCACCTGTTGTTTTGTATTTACGAAATAGACGTTTAAGATACTTAAATCTTTTCACATCTTCATAAAACTCCTGTTCACTATCTAAATTAGGAACATTGTAGTTTTTTATAGCGTAAAATAACCAATTCTTCTTTGTTATCTTATCAAACATTAGCCAAGCTCTGCATAAACTTTTACAGCGCCGTTCTCTAATGTTTCGTATCTACCTTTTAGTTTTAACTCTTTACCAACTTTATGTGTTATACCATCATCATTTATATCACTACCGTCAGTATCTTTACCGAAACGACCACCATTAAAACTTAATCCGCTTTCAAAAGTTCCTTTTTTATCATTAATTGTTATTGAGTCTTTTAACTGAACACCAATTGTTCTTAATCTAGTTTCTAATTGAGATAGAGCAGCCTCAGGCTGTATATACTCTTTATCAGCAATAGATCCAACAAAAGCGTTCACTCTTTGTAAGATTGCAGGTTCATGTATATTGTGAGCACCCATTGATCCATCTTCTACTGAAGTTTGGTGTGGTGTGCCAACGCCATATGAACCGCCTTCTTTTATGTGTTGTTTAAACGTTTTCATTTGTTTCCTCTTTATCCTCTTTGTTAGGATTCTTTGTTAAAATTTCAGATATTACTTCTTCTTTAACTTCTTCTTTTTTAGGCGCAGGACTTTTCTTTACGTAAGGAACGCCACCAGCACCATATCTAATTACTTCATCAGACATTTTTATCTCCTTTTTTTACTTCGTCTTTTAATTTCTTAAAAGTTTTGCCTGCCAACAGGTCTTCTTCAGCGTCATGTACTTCCGCTTCCATAAATTTATCAAACTGACCTTCGTTTGGCGTATTGTCAGCAAGATCCTCTATAAAACTATCCCTATCTTCTTTCATTTATCACCCTCGTTTAACAGTTTAGCTTCTTCTTTTTCTTCAATTTCTAAACTGGCTTTACCTGGACCATCAACTGCATGAACCCTCTCCATTTTTATTAGTTTGTCCATTTGTTGTAATGCACCATGTACAGCATTCAAATTATTTCTCATTTTTTGTGTTTCACCCTCAACTTGTTTAATTTTTATATTTAAATCGTCAAAAGTTTTTGCTAACACAACTCTTTCTTCTTCTAATTGTTTTATACTAATTCCCATAATATTTCCTTATAATATATTATGCAACAGCGTAACCGTTACCTGCGATTACATTCCATTTTGCATTTTTAAATAAACATGTTACCGTTTCACCTTCAGCATTCAAAGTAATAGTAGTACCACCACGTAAGTTAGTTGGTGTAATTACTACGTTGTTTGTACCTGATGTTGATACATTGATAAATGTTTTGATTTGTCCTTCAGCACCATCTGCTAATGATATAGCACCAGTTGCTGATGTTGCGTTTATTTCAGTCACAGCTGATGTTACGTTTGCAACCTGTGATGAAGCGTCAGCAGTAATTGCTTGTGAAGCTTGTGCTAAACCTAAAAAACTAGGTATGTTATTAAACACATTTTCTGCTGATATTTTTTTGTTGATTGGAGTACCACTTGGGTCATCCACTACGTGAAACAAGTCAGCTGAAGCCAACGAGTCACCTAAATCGGTCAATGCCGTTATTTTTTTGTCTGCCATTTTTATCTCCTATTAACCCTTTCGGGAATGCTACTCTAGGTATTTGCCTAGATCACTTTGTTCATATAGTATATATAAGGGCACTTTGAGCGCCCTTATACATTTAAATTATTAACTTGTTACAGTTTTAGAAACTGCGACACCACTAGCATAAGTTAGTGTAGCTGCAACTGTATTACCTGCTGCTGCTGCCGCTGTATCTTTGATAGTACCACCGTTAAGTGCTAATGTTGATACAGTTAAAACGTCTGTATTACCAATACCACCAGATGTTTTTCTAAATCTTAACTGGTTAGCTGTTGATTCACCTGATATGTAAGCAAGTGTTAAGTTACCATATCCACCACCTGAACCGTCATTATTAGTGACCGTCAATTGTGGCGAACCTGTTACTGTAACTGCTTCGTCAAATGTAATCTCTACATCAATTTGTGCGTTAGCGTCATTCGCTGTAAAGTCAGTATTCGCTGTAGTACCAACTACGAATCTTGTTCTCGTAATAGTTGGTGTTCTCAATCCTGTTGTTGCTGAAGTACCTGCAAGACCACCGATTGCAACCAAAACTTCTGGTTGAGCATTTACGTTGTCATTACCTGAACCCTTGGTTCCAGCAGCTCTTACCCAACCTTGATTAGTTGCGTAAATGTCGCCTCTATTGTCAGGTGCGTTTTCATCAACAGGTGCAAATTTTGGCTTGTTACTAGCACTAGCGTGTGCTTTTCCCCATGAGCTCATATTTGTTTCTCCCTATTCTTTTAAATAATTAATTAATTATTGTTATATAACTAGTACTATTTATAAGATTAGAAGCCTAACTTTTTAAGTTCAGATATAGTTTTTGATGTGTTTGTGTGATGTATTGCCTTACCACCTGCATTGATAAACTCTCTTACGTTTTTCTCATAATCATCAATCAGAATAGAAGGACTACCTTTTTTAGCAAAGAGTTTCTTCTCTTTTCTTCTTACAAGGTTAATCTTTGAACGATTTGATATACCTGCGTTTCGTCTTAACCATTCAGTTTTACCAGGAATACAATTAGGATCAAATGATTCTTCTACGTATGCTGATAATATATGTGGGTCAAGTTTAGATATGTAAGACCATAACTGTTTGCCACCAGGCATCCAAGGAAGAGTACTCCAAAAGTTTTTCTTTGCCTTGATCAATCCCCATTTTTCTTTAGATGATGGTATATTCATCCACTTGTTGATTGACATACCTGTGGTTCTTTGAGCACCTGTTTTAAAGTCTGCAAGTACTCCATCCATATCGCAATATATGATAGGTTTAGTCATAGTGTTTTCCTTATACTATTATACTATCATATAATAGTGCCTTTGTCAATTGACAAAATGTCGCAACTAGATAGGTTTTGCACTAGGTTCTACGTCTATTGCACCAGCGTCTTTACCAGTAGCAGTTTTACCTTTGTCGCCTAGTTTGATAATTTTTGTTTCTGCTCTTAAAGATTTAAAAGGTTTCTTCTCACCTTTTTTAGGATCAGTATAGTCTTTAACTTTTTTAGCATTTTGTTTTTCACCATGATCGTCTTGTGTTACAGCTTCATTCTTTGGTTTTTCACCACGTTCTTTTTTAGATATTGCAATTGCAGCTTGTTGAGCAGGACTTACTGCTTCAGTTGCTTTAGATATTGCAGCTCTTCTTTTGTGAAGATACTTGTCTGTAGAATCTGTATCACCATCGTTATCAATGTCTTTATCTTTTCTGTCGTCAAACTTTTTCTTAACAGCGTCTTTATTAACTGGATCTAATTTACTCTCAACAAGTTTACTTGCGATTTCTTCTATTGATCCTTTTTTAGTTTCAAAGTATTTCTTATCTACTGATAACTTAACATCTGTTTCAGGTTTTGAAATAGATGGTTGTGATGTAGCAATCGTATTGATTTTTTCTTCTACACTACCTTGTTTTGTATCAAAATATTTCTTTTCCATTACTTACTACTCCTTACTTTTTTAGCTAAATCTTTATCTGCACCACCCCACGTACCAGATGATTTAGTTACAAAACTATTTACTCTAGCCATTGCCCATTGTTGTGGTGTAGTACCAGGTCTATGTCCGCCTTTCCATGCAGCCATTCCTCTGTTATATACTTGTTTAAGAATTGAGTAAGGCATTCCTGTTTTCTCTGCTTTATTTTTTACAGCAGCAATCTTCTCGTATAATGCTTTTGCAGGATGCTCTTTACTTTCTCTTTTGTTTTTCAGTTGATCCATTTTCATTTGTATGTTCTCCAAGTCGTTTTTTGCGATTGCAATTGGTGTTTTATCTTTAGGGTTACCTACATCTAAATCTCTTAATTTAGTTTGTAATTCCATTTGTCTAACTCTCATTTTAGCCATTCTTTCAGAGTCAGTCGTTTCTTCTTTCATTGCCTTCTCTAAATCTTTTGCTTGACCAGCATGAGCGTCACTTGCCTTTTTAAGTTTACCTATAATCTTTTGTACTTTAGGTTCATCTTCTTTACCTAATTCTTCTTTCATAGAACCAGCATGTTTCATATCGCCTGTTTTTCTTTTCATTGCAACACTTCTTGCCATGTTAGATACAAAGTTTATACCTGATTGTGCAAGTTGCATTAATGTATCTGTAGAATATTTGTCTAAAAAGTTCTTTAATGTTTTTACTTTTTCAGGTGACATAAGTTTTATTTCTGCCCAACTATCTTTTAATTTTTTAATTTGAGCAGGACTCATTGCCTCAAGCATATTAATTGCTACATCTTCTTTCTTTAATATTGCTTTTGCAATTTCATGGCCTTTTTCTATAGTTTTTTTCTCTAAAGGTGGTTCGTCATTCATAGATTTTTTTGCTTGTGCCATACCAATAGCATAAGCGTCACCTTCTTTGCCTTCTTTAAACTTAACGTTACCTCTTAAAGTGTCTTGTGTAATTTCTATCTCTTTTACACCATCTCTTTTTAATTGATCCATCTTTGCTTGTGCCTTTTCTTTTGTTTTAAAAGGTACTGCAAATCTTTTTTTGTTTAGTGGATCTCTATATCTTACTACATGAACAAGCGTAAATTCGTTCAAGTGCCATGATTGTCTGTATCTAGTTGTCATTAGTTATTTACCTTTGCTCCCGCTCTCCATTGATAACAAGACCAGTATCTTGCTTTCCATTTAGGTCCTGGATTATCACAATTGTGTCTTGCTCTAAAGCTTCTTCGTCTTGCAGGATCATCTCTCTTAATACTTAATCCTGTTGTATCACCAAATGATACTTTGACTACGTTGCCTTTTTCGTTTTTAGTATATACGTAAAATTTCTTACTACCGCCTCTAATTGGATCGTTTAGTTTTACTTTTTTACCTTGGTATTCTGCTTCAGTAATTAAAGATGGTAATACTCCCCACTCATTTACTTCTTCAGCAAATTCTTTAAATGACATTTTGAAGCCTTCAGAAGCGCCTAATTCTTTTCTCATCTCTGCTTTAGATTTTCTATATTTTCTTTCAAATTCTTCAGCGTCTAGTCCACCTTTTTCTTTACTCATAAGGTCTATAGCGATTTCTTTCATTCTGCCTTCTTGCATATTGCTATTTGTGTCAATCACTTTATTGAACATCTTATTATATGTTTCTTCAATTTTAGATTGCCATTCTTCTCCGTATCTTTCCTTATATTTATTAATAGTTTCTTCTTTAGTTGCCCATTCTTCTATGTCTTTTAGTTCAACTTTTTTATTCATCTCTTTTTCCTTTTCAGCGTTTATATTGATTAAGTTATCACTATGTTTGCTAGGGGTGTAAGATGTGCCTTGAAAGGTAGTTTTATAGTGTTTTTCACCTGGAGTTATTGAAGATGTATATTTTGCATAGTCATGTCCTATATCGTAAGACTCTGGTATTCCTGTGTCATTAAATTCATTACCTCTATGTTGAGGTTCTTTTTCATCTCTCTTTGTTTTTAACTCACCATACATTTGTTTGAAACGTTTTGTATGTTTAGATGTTTTAGTTTTTGCTTTCTTATCAGCAGGCGATTGTACATAGGCAGATTTATCACTATCTGATTTCTTACCTTGTTTTTCTAAATGTTTATCATGTGCCTTTTTATCTTTGTCTGATAATCCTGCAACGTATTTTTTAGGTTGATCCGTTTCTTTGTCGTACGGATTCTTTCTTTTCTCCTTTAAGTTCATTGATCTTTCCTCTAATTTTACTGGATAGACAGGTGTTTCCATTATGTTATATAACCAACATTTGTGTAATTTCATGTCCTCGTCTTCCAATGTAACGTAGTTTGTTCCTCTTCTTATGATAACACCAGTGATATTTGACTCTACGTCATCAACTATATCTCCTACATCATACATTTGCTCAGAAATATATTTGTCCCTTAATGTCATCTTATCTAACTCCTCTTTTGTAGAGGCAGTTATAAATGGTTTAAATCTTAATGTGCCTTCTTCAATATCATATGAAGCAGCCAACATCATTCCTTTTCTTACATTCTTAAATAAATCTTGTGCCTTTGTTGTATTAGCAAAGCCAGACGGAAGACCTTTTTTGAAACTTGTAAAGTCTTTATCTTTAGCAGCCTGCCTCATTTTACTAGCACTCATACCTGTTGCACCATCAGCGTCTGGATCTCTTTCACCAGCACTTGCAACATTTATACTATCAAAGTCATATAGACCATGACGGCTCTTAACGCCGTTATATTTTTTTAAGATAGTATCAAATTCTCTTACTCTATCTGAACCTGCAACAAACGTAACATTAGAATATCCTCTATTGTGTAATTCAGTAGCAATATCTAATATCATGTTTGAAGGGTTTAGCATTATGTTTCTAGCATGTCTAGGAAACATTTGTTTCATTGTTGCAAGTTTGACTCTTGCGTTCAATGGATTCTTGTTCGTGTCTTCACTCTTACTTAAATAAATTCTGTAATCATCTGTTCTTTGTTGTGCTACTTTATTAATAAGTTTTTCATGCCCTATTGTAGGCGGGTTAAATCGGCCAAAGGTAAATGCAATTGATCTACCCTTGGCCTCTTTTATTTTTGATAATGATTTCAGTTCATCTGGAGTTATTTTACCATCCTCCATGATCTCGTTCAACTTTTTGAAAAATTTGAGATAATGATACTTTTCTAACATTTTATAAATCACATTTTTAGGAAGTCGGTTCTTAACACCAAACTTTCTGATTTCTTCTGGTGACATGTCTTTGTCAAATGCATCCTTTCGGTCTGCATAAGTTTTGTCGCCAATATCAATTAGAGTGTTAATAGAATCTTTAATCTCAGCTAACTTTTTAGAAATTAATCCTGACAAGTTTTCTATATCTGCACTTGTCAATTGCGATAATTCCTCATAATCAATCATATCTCGTACTAATTCACCTTTAACAACATCTATTTCAGAAACACGCTTCTGAAAATCCGCTACGTATTTTTCAGGTTCAAAGGTGCCAGGTTCTGGTTTTTTGATCCACTTGTTAGTGTCTATATCAAAAGTACCATCAGCCATGTCCCTTGCCTTATTAAATGTAGCAGGATCTATGATGGAAAAGTAGTTGATAGGATGCTCTGTGCCTGGTATAGTTTTACCATTTATCTGTCCTTGATATTCTCTAATCTCATCATGTACCTTTTCTTGTTCTGCTTTTGAACCAGGTATATCAAATAAGATATTAATGTCAAGGTCTGCGTCAGCCCTATATTGTTTTGTTAATATACTACCGATTAGAGTATATTTAACTACTTTACCAAATTTTTCAAATGTCTTTATACCATCTAGTGCCATTTTCTTAACAGATGGTTTTAATACTGGATTAGGTGTATCTGCTTTATCAAATACTCCTCTTGCATATGTCTTTCTAGGTATATCAATTATACTTTCTTTTAAAGACTTTCTTAAATTAATTTTAGGATAAATTTCTTTTGCTAATTTAACACCTGCTTTGTGATCTGATGGATAATGCCAACCTGCAAATACTCTACCCATACCACATTCATCAGCACGATCTATTAGTTCTGCTTTGTGTTCAGGATATTTTTCAGCATAGTATTCTGCAATCAATCTACTTTGTAAAGAGTGACCACTAGGATATGCTGGTGTTTTCATACTATCAGATTTTAAAGGCATACTATCAAACTTCATACCCATTGCGTCTGCAAGGTGATATGGTCTTGCTCTTTCAAACTTGTTCTTAAATCTTCTAGCAACTGCACCACCTAATTCAATAATTTTATCTGTATCTTTTGTATTAAGTTCTAAATTATTTTCTTTTAGATATTTTTCTATAGCATATTCCGATTTAGGGTCGTGGTCTTTTACTGATTGTTCTATTGCTTTGTTTCTTTGTTTGAACATACCTTGCATTTCAACCATTTCTTTTTTAGTTGCAGCTGATGTGTTCTTATTAGGTGATGAGCAATTTACTTCGTCTATATTACCTGTATAGTTCTTAATAGGCTTTTCTTCTACCTTAGCGTGCCTAATATTTTCTATATCGTTAAACTTTTTAAATCTCATCTTTTACGAGCCTCTAATTCTTTTTTCATCCATTGTTTCGCTCTATAGTTTGATACAGGCGATGTAATAAATTTTCTTACTACTTTACTTACTCTATTCATTGTAAGTGTTGTTAATTCTAAATCTGACTTGTTGTTATCAACTACGATAAAATTCCTCATACCAAATAGTCTTTGAAATTTACCTATATTACTTTGAACACCATTCCAACTATTTGTTGTTATGTATTCTGGTATAGTCCTTTCACGTCTAGCATTTCTTGCCAATGCAACTTCTAAACTTGTATTCACAAATACCATGTAACAATCGTAACCCATTTGTTGTAGCATGTTATGATGTCTGGCAATCATATCATAATCTCTACCAGTACTATCAATAACTAAACCAAGTCGTCCATCTACATATTTATCTAATTGTGATATAGTTAATGCTTTTGCACTTTTTCTTATTATGTTTCTAAAATATGTTTCTTCATCTGGCATACTTAAAGATAAGTTCGCCTTTTTTAATCCTCTTTCAAATGCAACGTCTGAATTAACTAATTTCAAACCACTACCTGCAAAGGCAGTAGATGTAACAAATGTTTTACCTGACCCAGGACCACCTGCAAGAAAGAAGGCTTTGAATATACCTGGATCATAAAGTCCTTCAGATAAATGTTGTATAAAACTATTTACTTTCATTTTCTATTCTTCTTATAATTTCGTTAGCAGTTTCTTCAGGTGTGCCACCCTCTGCTTTTATTTCTAAAAATCCTGGTCTTTTTCTCATATATTCTATTACAGGACCTGTTTCTTTTTTATATAATTCTATTCTATTACCTATAATCTCTTCCGTATCATCTGCTCTACCTCTTGCAAGTAGTCTTCTCATAACTTCTTCTCTACTTACATCTAAAAATACTGCATAGTCATAACCTATTTCTGCTTTCTCCATGTCTTCAACTTGTTGCATATATCTAGGCCAACCATCTAACACATAACCTTGTGGCGATTGTTCAACTTTTTTAGTAATTAAATCTAATACTATTTGATTAGGTACAAATTCACCTCTATCAATAATTGATTTAACTTGTTGTCCTATCTCACTACCTTTTTCTACTTCTTTTCTTAACATGCCACCTGGATAGATATGTGTAATATTAAAATGTTTAATTAAGTATTCTGTATATGTTGATTTACCTGAACCAGGGCCACCTAACATAACTATTCTCATTCTACCTAATTTTTCAAATATAAAATCTCTAAAAGTTTTCATCCTTTAATCCAGTTCTTAGCAAGTGTAAAGTTAGCAGTACTAAACTCTAACCTATCTACTAGTTTAACTGCGTTGCCCATTCTATCTACAGCAACGTAGCCTTCAGGATTTGTTACTTCAAACCCATTACCTTTTTGTAAGAAAGTACCTATTGATTTAATTTGATTCATTTTGCCAACTAAAAAGTTTTTAACTCTTTGTAGTGTAATGTAACTTGCGATTGCAAAGTAAATATCATTTTCGTTACTATCAATAAATCTTAAACCATCGTTTCTTATCATCTCGTATTTCTTTTTAGCGTTTGCTGTTTTCTTACTTGACATCTCATCATCTAATACGGACGCATAATATTTTCTAAAATCAGATTGTAGATTTTTAACATTAGCAATAGTCTGACCATCTCTTATTTTTGTATTGAAAAATATTTTTAGTCTAGCGCCTACAGATAATAAATTTGTCTGTCTTCTTAATAGTTCTAATATTCTTTTACCTTTACCTAATGATCCCATAGCCATTCTTAACATACTATCATATTGGTCACTTTCAGTTGTTGTAAATGTAGCAACACCTGAAGCGTCTTTGTATGAAGCGTCATCATAAAATACTGATGGCGTCTTTGCAAAACGATTTACATTGACGCCAAAGCTTGCTTTTAAATTAGCCATTTTTCTGCCATTGTAAGTAGTGTGAAAAATGATACCTAGTTTAGCTCTCATAATTTTTCTAGCAAGATCAGTATTTTCTGGTACTGCATAAGTTATAGTATTAGGTGTAAATGAAATAGCATCCTCACCTCTTATAGATACCTTTTTAATATCTCCTGGTGTAAATAACAAGTCGCCTTGTACAACACCTCTTATGCCAAGTTTTGGTAGTTCTTTTAAACAGATAGATAGTTTATCTACCAAACCACCAGAGTGATTTTTTCTAATGTCTGATTGTGTGTAATTGATTTTAGGAGTTACGTTGAATATAGATTTTGATCCGACAAAGAATTTGCCGTTTTCAGGATTAACACCACAGAATACAGCAGGTGCACCATCCCATTTAACAGATAGATTTAATTTTCTACGTGATGATCCTACTAACATGTTTCTTATTGATTTAAGAAACTCAATAGCGTTGATACCACCTTGATATCCGTTATTAATAATTTCGTCTTCTAAATGTTCTAAATGAGTATTTTTTGCCTCATTTAAGTATTGTTTAAAACTATACATATCTCTCCACTATACCCATTATATCAAAATTTATCGCCTTTGTCAAGCGAAAAATCACACTAATTCCATTAATAAATCACTACTTACTAGACTATTTATACTAATAAAGTTTGCCGAACGGCCCGAAAGGAAAGACACTACGCCCTATCTTCTGGCATAAGAAGATTAGATCGGTCATATACTCATGGATTTCTTCTTTTTTAAATTTAGAAACCATATGTAAAAACCTTAATTGTAGTAGTTTGTTATTAGCAATCCAAGGTGTTCTACCCTCAAATGCTATTCGCATATTCTTCGTAAAATCTTTAGGCATAATTTTAACCTCTAAAGGTATGCCTTTTTGTTTCATATTTCTAACTAACTCATCATACATACCTTGCCACATCTTTGCTTGTTTGTCAAATTGTTTTATATTTTGTGGTTCATTTTTTGCGTCATTTATAAATTGTGATTTGTATGGTTTGCCAGCAGTTAATTTTCTAACTAGTTCTAAAGGTGCCTTACCTAATCTTGCAGCCTCACCTTTACCTGTGCCTTCTATTTTTAAATTAGATAACCTTGATGTTGTATTACCTTTAACTTGAAACTTTGCTATTTCTGTACCTCTAATACCTAAAGTTAATACAGAATCTTGTGTTGTAAAACCAGCATTCTTTTTTACGCCATATGTTGATAGATCAAACTTAACTTTTAAAAGATTATAATCAAACTCACCTTTTTTATTTTCTACTGCTTTAAAAAACTTATCATCTAAATTGACTTCTTGGTACTTTGCTTGACCACCTGAAATTAATTTTAAAGAAAGACCTACAACTTTTCTTTCTTTGTATAACTTTCTCATTATCTGATTAAGTTCTTCTATAGTTTGTGTGCCTTTAGGTCCTTCTATTTCTTTTAATATGACTTGTCTATTGACTTCTTTTTTATCAATCAACCATATATCAGCAGGATTGTATGAGTCTTTATTTGATATACTAAAATAATCTCTAATCGTTTTCATAAACCACATCATAAAACCATCTTTATCATCTCTATCAAAGACGGTAAATTTTGCGTTAGAAAACTCTTTTAATATTCTTTCATTTTGTTTAACAAAAGTTTCAAACCAGTTTTTTTCTATATTTTGTGAAAAAGGCATCCTGTAAAAAAATAATTGTTTTCTGTCTTTAACAAATATTTCTTTTAATTCTTTTACGGTATCTTTATCGTTAATTATATCTTTTACTGAATTAAATTTTTTATTATTTTGAAATGATTGCTTACAGATAGCGGCAGTAGCCTTCTCCTGCATTGCTGTAAATTCAGCGTCTTTTACGTTAATACCATTTAGAATTGCCATACATATATTTATGCACGGCTTCTACCTCTGCTTCTAGCAGGAGAATTATAATTTGTCCTACCCTTATCTAATATCTTCTCTTTTTCACCTCTACAATCAAAGAAAGGTGGAAAACCAAAGACACCAAATGTCTTATTTTTGTTTTGAAATTTAGTAAGTTTCTTTACATCTTCCTCAAAGAAAGACTCTTGTAATACTAACTTACTAGGCATTTCAACACAACGCCATATGATTTCGCCTTTTGACTTAACCATTTCTGTCTTATAGTAGATAGATGGTTTTCTTTTTCTTTTTGTTGCCATTGTTATCCTACATGTTTAGTATTAATTTAGCTTCTTCACTTAACATATCTCTACTAAATGGTGGAGTATGTGTTAATATAATTTT